TACTCCGATGCGACAGTAGAAGAATGCTGTCAATCAGCAGAAGATTTAATCCAACAATACTTATGGCACAATGATGCCCCAGTAGTAGCCACAGCATTACAAGATAACGTGGCAACACTTATGCTTTCTAATCCGAACGCATTTGTAACAGGTCAGCAAATAGTAGTAAGCGCTTGTGGTTCAACATTTAATGGCACTTACACAATCACTGGCACAATACCGCCAAGCACAGGCACAACTAGCCTTATCCCAGTATTTATGTATCAATTTGGTCAAATTAATTACCCTAATGGATATTCATTTGTGCAATATGCAAAAACAGCAGCTAATCAAAATTTTCATAAAGTAGTACCTTATGGCAACGCAAGAGGCCCAGAACACAAGACCCAATCTTATGCGAGCACCCCTGCAATCAGAGAAGCTGCAATGATAGTTGCTGTCGATATATGGCAGAGCCGTCAGGTTTCAGCCACTGGAGGGGTCGGTATGGATGGGATCAGTGCCAGCCCCTATCGGATGGGTTATCAGCTGATTAACCGAGTGCGTGGTCTCATCCAGCCGTATTCAAGTCCAGCATCACTGGTGGGCTAATGGCAGCGATCTCCACCCTACGTGGCACACTAGCAACAGCATTAACAAATAATGGCGTATGGTCAACCTTTGCATTCCCACCAGCAACCCTGCTTGCTAATAGCGTGGTGGTAACACCTAGCGATCCTTATATAGAGCCAAGCAATAACAGCCAAACAAGCATTGCACCGCTGGCTAATTTTAAGATTTTAGTAACCACACCTGCATTTGACAATCAAGGCAACCTATTAGGCATAGAAAATTTTATTGTGGCAGTAGTAACTAAACTAGCGGCATCGACCCTGGTTTACAACATATCAAGTGTCTCCGCTCCAGCTATAACCAATGCAGCTAGTGGAGATTTATTAACATCAGAAATAACTGTATCAATCCTAACGAGCTGGAGTTAAAATGAGCACACACGAAGAAGACTTAGCCTTCTTAAAAAAGATAGGCCAGATCAAAGAAGCACCAAAACCAACTGCACAAACTAAGAAAGACGAGGAATAACAATGGCAATCTATTTAAACAATAACGTTGGTGTTAAGTTGGCTACCGCTGCTGCACCTACTACACCATCAATCGACATTAGCTCATACGTAACTAATGCTGTAATTAACCAGATCGTGGATGAACTTGAGGTCACCTCAATGGGTAGTCTTTCTCACCAATTTGTAGCGGGCTTGCAAAGTGGCACATTCCAAATTGACATTCTAAATGAATGGGCAACAAGTCAGGTAATGCAGACACTAAATGAGGCATTTGGTAAAACTTTATCAGTATCAGTAATTACTGTTAAAGGCACCACAGTTTCAGCTGCTAACCCAACTTACCAATTCTCGATCTTGGTAAATAACCTAACCCCAATCGGCACAGGCGGCGTCGCTGAACTAGCTACCTCAAGTCTGTCCTTTACGATAAACTCCGCAGTAACAGTGTCCCCATCGGTGGCATTCTAACTAAGGAGCAATAATGGCAAAGTTAAAGATTACTAGGGCTAATGGCGAAGTTTCAGAGCACAAAATTACGCCAGGAATTGAATACAACTTTGAACAGAAATATGGTGCTGGTATCAGCAAGATTTTAAGAGAGCACGAGCGTCAGACAGAAATATTCTACCTTGCGTATGAATGCTTACGCAGGGCTGGCGCTCAGATACCTTTGTGGGGAGTAGAGTTTATTGACAGCTTAGAAACTGTCGAGGTACTAGACGAAGAAAAAAAATAATCCAGCGGGATTCGATACTTTACAGCATCGCACAGTTAAGCGTAGAGACTGGGATACCGCCTAGAGAGTTTATCGATATGGATAGCGAAATGTATTCAGCAATTATACAGGTGCTAACCGACAGAGCTAAGGAGATCCGAAATGCCAGTAGAGGTCGTAGGCGTTAAAGATGTCCTAAATGGTTTAAGTTTTATCGATCAAGATATGCGTCAACGCATTAGAATTGCTATTGATCCTTTAATGCGTGGAGTAGCAACCAAAGCTAAAGGATTTGTGCTCAGCAATAATGCAGTTTTATCTGGTTGGTCTAAGTCAACGTCTAGCAATGTATCTTATAGACCATTTCCCAAATATGATGCTGGCGCAGTGTTGGCAGGTATTGGCTACAATCCTGGAGAAAATAAAACATTAAGAAATGGTTTTAAAGTGAGTAATTATGTTTACAACGTAAGCAGACCTGGATCTATTTACGAGACTGCTGGCCGTTTAAATCCTCAAGGCAGAGCACCATTTGAGATGATAGCGTCACAAGGTGCAAGCGGACAATATACCAAGCGATCAGCCCGCAGCAAAGCATTTGAAGAATATAAATCTAATAACCCATTTGCTAGTCAGCAATTTATAGCTGCATTAGAACCACTTACCTCTCAGCCTAAAATACCTGGCGCTCGGGGTGGTGGTCGTAAAACGAAAGGCCGTTTAATTTACAAAGCCTGGTCGCAAGATAGTTTAAAAGTTTATGAAGCTATATTAAAAGCGATAGATCAATCAGCCGTACAATTTAATAAAAAAACTGAAATTAAAAGTAAGAAGGCAGCGTAATGGCCAATATATTTGTAGCAGCCACGGCAACCTTTAATGGCAAAGCACTTACTAAAGGCAAAAAAGAAATATCAGCCTTCGATAAGCAAGTAAATAAATTAGGCAAGACTTTTGCTGGCGTCTTTGGCGCTCAGCAATTATTCCAATTCAGCAAGCGAGCAGTACAAGCCTTTGCAGCCGATGAGAAGGCAGCCAAGTCTTTAGAGGTTCAATTACGTAATACTGGTTTTGCATTTAGTGCGCCAGCCGTTGAAGATTACATAGCCAATTTACAAAGAGTTACAGGCGTATTAGATGACCAACTACGCCCAGCATTCCAGCAATTACTAACAGCTACAGGATCTATTACAAAAAGCCAAGATGCATTAAACACTGCATTAAATGTAAGTGCTGCTACTGGTCGATCTTTAACAGAGGTAAGCGCAGCATTAACTAGAGGATTCTCAGGCAACACCACAGGTCTTAGCCGTTTAGGTGCTGGCATAAGTAAGGCCACATTAAAAACTGGTGATATGGATAAGATCCTGGGTGAACTTAATAACAAGTTTGCAGGCCAGGCACAAGCTAGATTAACTACCTATGCAGGCAAGATGGATCTACTAAGAGTATCTACAGAAAATGCCAAAGAAGAAATCGGTAAAGGTTTATTAGATGCTATAAGTTTACTAGGCAAGAATAGAAGCATAGAAGATGCCGCTACTCAAATGGATACCTTTGCCAAGTCTATTAGCGATGCGATTTATGGAGTAGGTTTATTGATAAGCAAGTTAGACGGCCTAGCATCGAAGATAACTTCCGGTGGCTTAGGCGATTTGTTAATACGCTTACAACCAGGTGGGCTAGCCTTACAAAGGGCTGTGGGATTAGCTGGCAGTGCAAGAAGTGCCACTCAACCAGACAATAAACAAGGTCGAGCATCGGCTCGTATCTTTGGCCAGCAACTACGCCTAGAAAATAAACTATCGGAGCAGAAGAAAAAAGAATTAGCGCTGTTAGATGCCAAAAATAAGAAACAAACCGAGGTAGATAAATTAGCCCAGCAATTTGACGTTGAACGCATAGGCTTAATGAAGGCGCTAAATGAAACTACCGATGCTGAGACTAAGTTACGCATACAAGCCAAGATAGCGATACTAGATAATAACGAGGCTTTGGCTAAGAAATACAATGCAGAGTTAAATGCTAAGACAGCAGCTGATTTATTAGCCACTGCTGCTACGGATGCTGCTAATGCTTTAAATACTTTGCCTAATAAATACGATCAAATTTTTACCAGTTTAGTTGGTCAATTTAAATCGATGGGGATTGAAGCAGGCGCAGCAGCAGGCTTGGCTGCCTCATCTGCAAGATTACAGGCACAGGCTGATGCATTTTTTGCGCAAGCAGGTCAATATGCCGTGCCAGGTGGTATGCCATCTAGTGCGACTACAGCTGCCGCAGCAGCAGCACCTACAGTAGTACCACAGGTAACTGTAAACACAGGCGCAGTATTAAGCAATAACCAAGACTTAGAACGTTACATCCAAGATGCTGTGGGTAATGTAATTAAATTAGGTAATGGCGTAGTTCCTCGTGGATCGTTGATTCTACTTCAATGAGTGCTCCTACAATTAATGCAATTATTAACTTCAGCACTGGGCCTAGCACGGCTCAGGCTATGCAGTTAGATATTGGCGTATTAGGCACAAACGTATTGGCAGATGCAGTAGCAGTAATTGTTGATGTGTCAGATCGTATTAACTTTATTCAAACAGCTGTAGGCCGTAATGCTTTATTCGATCAATTCCAGACAGGCCAATTAACATTACGCATAGTAGATCAGAATGGTGACTTTAACCCTACAAATCCGACTGGGCCTTATTTTGGTTTATTGACCCCTATGAAAAAAGTGCAGATATCTGCCAACTTTCAGAATGTGACTTACCCTTTATTCACAGGCTTTATTACAAGTTATGTAAACACACAACCTAAAGATGCCACAGAGGTTGCCTACACAACCATACAGGCCGTAGATGCGATGCGCCTGGCTTACAATGCCCAGATCTCTACAGTCACAGGTGCTACAACTGGCGACCTATCAGGTACACGCATTAATGAGATATTAGACGAAATCGACTGGCCATTATCACAGCGCCAGATAGATGCAGGGCAAACTACATTACAGAATGATCCAGGCACTCCACGCACTGCTTTAGGTGCTATGCAGACTGTCGCCCAGTCAGAGTACGGCGCAATCTATGTAGGCTTTGATGGATCCTTTGTATTTAAGGACAGGCTTACAGCTACAGAAACTATAGGTAATACACCTACAGTCTTTGCCGATGATGGCACAGGTATCCAATATGCTAACGCAGCCTGGAAACTAGATGACACCCTTATATTTAACTCTGCCCAGATAAGCAGGCTATCGGGCACTGTGCAATCTGCCAGCAATCAGGCAAGCATTGACAAGTATTTTATTCATTCATATAACCAACAAGATCTGCTAATGCAGACCGATGCCGTAGCCCTAGATTATGCCAGGGCTTATGTGGCTAGCAGGGCTGAAACAACCATTAGATGCGATGCCATTGAGCTTGACCTATACACCCCTAACTACGATACAGGCATAGTCGCAGCGCTTAACCTAGACTTCTTTGATCCGATCACAGTAATCACAACCCAGCCTGGTGGATCTAAGCTGGAGAAAACACTGCAAATCTTTGGCGTATCCAACATCATCACACCTAATAGCTTCAAAGTGGTGTTTACAACGCTAGAACCTGTCATAGATGGGTTTATAATAGGCAACGTAGATTACGGGGTCTTAGATCAAAACGTATTATCTTATTAAGGAGATATAATGCCAACTTTTCCAGGCACAACAGGACAAGTAGTCACATCCACAATGTGGAATGGATTACCAGCCTTTGAAGTACAAACTGCTAAAACAGCAGATTACACAGTAGGTAGTGGCGATGAGTACCAACAACTTATTCCAATGAATAAATCATCAGCTGCAAACTTTAGTATTCCAACCGATGCTACATATAACTTTCCGATAGGCACAGTTATTACTGTATTAAATCAAGCAACAAACTTGGTAACAATTAAGGCGGTAACTTCTGGCACAACCACAATAGTAAGTGCGGGTGCTGTTGTGGCCCAACCAACTTTAGCGCAACATAAATCTGCTGCCTGTATTAAAACAGCTGCAAATTCTTGGGTAATTGTAGGGGCTATTGCATAAATGTTAAATTTAATTGCTGCCAATTTAGCACCTACTGTTCCAGCGGTGCCGCTTGATGTTGACATTGTTATTATTGCTGGTGGCGGTGGTGGTGGATTTGATGAATCAGGTGGTGGTGGTGCAGGTGGTTATTTAGAAGGCACAATACTTGCTCTTTCTAAAGCTACTAATTATTCAGTACAAATTGGTGGCGGTGGTGCAGGTGGTTCAGGTGGAACTAGACCAGGCACTAATGGCACTAACTCGGTATTTTCAACACATACCGCTAATGGTGGCGGTGGTGGTGGTGGTGCATCTGTAACAGTTAGTGAGCGGGAAGGTAAAGCAGGTGGTTCAGCAGGTGGTGGTTCTACTTATTTTGCACCTAATAATGGTGGTACTGCTAATCAAGGTAGTTCATCTCCATTAACTGGCTATGGATTTAATGGCGGAAATGCAACCACAAACGGCAGATCAGGTGGTGGCGGTGGTGGTGCTGGTGCTGTTGGAACTAATGGAGATTCTACTAATGGAAACATTGGTAAAGGCGGTAATGGCAGAGCCAATTCAATTACTGGAACATCAATCACTCGTGGCGGTGGTGGTGGTGGCACTTCAGGTAACAGTACTGTAACAACAGATGGTGGTACTGGTGGTGGTGGCCGAGGTGCTTCAAGTAATACTGGGTCAACAGCTGGCGACACAAATACAGGCAGTGGTGGTGGTGCTGGTAATGGATATGGTATTGCTGCACCGCCTTCTAATGGTGGATCAGGTGTTGTTATTTTTTCTTACCCTAATAGTTTTACAATTACTATCGGTGCAGGTTTGACAGGTACAACAGCAGCTAGTGGTAGTAATAGTGTTACAACAATTACTGCTGGTAGTGGAAATGTGAGTTGGGCATAATGGCACATTACGCATTCATTACAGATGGAATAGTTACCGAAGTTATTACAGGTATTGATGAAACAGAAACCATAGAAGGATTAGACACCGAAACTTGGTATGGTAATCACAAAGGTCAATTATGCAAGCGCACATCTTACAATGGCAATATTCGCTATAACTATGCAGGCATCGGATATACATACGATTCAACAAGGGATGCGTTTATTGCACCTGAGCCTATAGATGCTATTGGATTTGATGAAGATACTTGCCAGTGGATTGTGCCACCTCTTGATAAAGCCTAAATTATGTGCAGCTGGTGTGCAGTTAAGAGATCAAGTTGATACGTGGTTTCCAGATAGGCGTACTGCCAGTGATGGGTGGGTGGGCGATAGCCGTCACTCCGCCAGAAAATCGGATCATAATCCA